GCCTCTGACCGTGTCGCTGTAGCTGGTTACCGGCGTCACGAACGTGACGTTGATCGCATGGCTGTCGGTGATGGATGACGGGGCAGACGCGGTGGCGGCCTGTCCGCCCTGGGACGGGGACGCCACGGCCGCCACCGCACCGTGGTTTCCGATCAGCGAGCCGAGTCCTCCGGATGCGCCCTTCACGGCGGCTGCGATCGCGCCGGCGGTGGAGGACGCAGCTTTCTCCAGCGTCGGTGTGGACGCCTCGAGGGTGCGGGACAACCCCTGCACCATGTGGGGCATCCACTCCTCGTAGTCGTGCAGCGGGCCGAGATCCGGGCGGATGAACTCGAGGTACTGCGACACCTTCCATGCAGCGCCCTCGGCCGCCTGGACGAGGATGCGGGAGTGCTCGTTGATTCCGCGGGCCATGCCCTCGACCATGTGCTTGCCCCACGAGTAGGAGTCCCCCCACTGGTTGGTGATCTCACCCGATGCAAGCCCGGCGACCATCGCCGCGGCCTCCTGGACGGTGTATCCGTCGGCCACGAGTCCGCGGGCGAGCGCCTGAGAAGCCGCCTGTCCGGCCGCCTTGGTCTGCCCGTTGGTGAGCAGGCCGTCGCGTATGGCGGCGACGATCTCCTCCGTCGTCATCTTCGAGGCGTTCTTGAGCTCGGGTATCGTCCCGACGAGACCGGCCGCCATCTTCTGCGCGGCCGCCTTCGCCTGGTCCTCCGCTCCGGGAGGGTATCCCGCGAGCGTGTCGAGCATCATGTCGACGGCGTCCGCCACGCCTCCGACGACCACGCCGCCGCCCGCCACGGTGGCGGCAGCGGCTGACAGCCAGGCGTCCGTGGTCGCCTGGTCGATGTTGCCGAGTCCCTCGATGTACTTGGTCGCCGCCTCGACCGCGGCCTGATGCGAGGCCTGCGCGACATCCTTGTTTCCGCCCGCGATCGCGGCGCGGGTCTCCTGAGTCATGATGCCCGCGCCCTCTTTGGCAGCCTGGGCCGCAGCGTCCCATCCGTTCGTGGTGAGTCCGAGCTGACCGGCATACTGCTGCTGAACGACGGCGATCTGGTCGTTCGCCGCCTGTTGCGCGGCGACGAGCTGCTCTTGGTATCTCGCGTTCTCCGCGCGGATCTCGATGCCGTAGGCGGCGCTGCCGATCGTGCCGGCGGCGCGGTACTTCTCGTTGATCAACTCGAGCTCTGACGCATGCCCCTCGGAGTAGGCGGTCTTCGCTCCCTTGAATTTCTCGTTGATGTCCGCGACGTACTGCGCGGCGTCGTCCTTGGAGAGCTGGCCTTGCAGCGCCGTGGCCTCGTATCCGGTCGCAGCGATCGAGGTGAGGAAGGCGTCGCCCTTCTGCTTCGAGAGAGCTGCTATGTCGTCGTAGTACTTCTGGACGTTCGCGATATCCTCGCTGCGGAGCGCCCCGTTCTTCCTGACCGCCTCGCCCAGCGCTGTCGCGATCGCCGACTCGGCGTCCGCGATCCGCTGGTTGATGCTGACGATGCTCTCGCCGTTGGCCGCGGTCACATCTCCGACCTCGCCGGTCTTCTCGACGACGGTGTCGGCGAACGAGACGTAGGACTCGAGGGTGTCGTCCAGAGCCCTCTTCGCCTTCTCGAGCGGGGAGTTCATGGAGAGGACCTTCGCGGTGAGCGCTGCAATGCCGACGACGGCGGCCACGCCCGCGATCGGGCCGATCGCCGCGATGACGCCGGTGAGCGCGCTCGAGGTGGCGACGGCGCTCGCCGAGGCGACTTCGCTCGCGGCGACCTTGGCCGCCCACTTCGCCGCCCCTGCGCTCGCGGCCCCATACCCCTTGGTGAGCGCGCCCACCCCGGTGGTGAGGGTGCCAACGCCTTTGATGACCGGACCGACCGCGGCGGCGGTCGCGATCGCCTTGAGGATGAACTGTTGGTCCTCCTTCGAGAGCTCGCCGAACTCGTTGGCGAGGTCCGTGATCTCCTTCGCGAGGTCGGTGACGACCGGTGCGAGGGAGTCGCCCGCGGTGATGGCGGCTGTCTCGATGGACCCGGTCATCTCCTCGATGGTCCCCTTGGAGCCCGACATCGCCGCGTCCGCCATCTTCTGCGCGGCCGCCTGGTCCTCGGTCGCGGTGATGTACTTCTGGGTGACCGCCGCACCGTCGCGCATGAGGATGGATGCGGCGCGCGTGGCGTCGGAGCCGAAGATCTGCTGAAGCGCGGCGTTGCGCTCGGCCTCGCTCAGTCCCCCGAGCTGGTCCTGCAGCTTCTGCGCGACGACGGTGATGTCGTCGATGTTCCCGTTCGCGTCGACGAACGTGAGGTTGTACTTCTCGAGGGCCATTGCCGCGTCATCCGTCGCGGGGATGAGGCGTGCGAGCATCGTCTTGAGCGATGTTCCCGCGTCGCTTCCCTGGATCCCTTGGTCGGCGAACGCCGCGAGGACTCCGACCGTCTGCTGGAGCGAGAGGCCCGCGTTCACGGATCCGGCGCCTGCCTGGGCGAGCGCCTGTTGGAGCGAGTCCACCGAGGCGCTCGATGCGTTCGCGCCTCCGGCGAGCGCGGCTGCGACCGACTCGGCGTCCTCGGCCTTCAGCCCGAACGTGTTGATCGCATTCGCCATGACAGTCGAGGCCGTGGCGAGATCGAGTCCGCCGGCGGAGGCGAGCTGCAGGGCGGCGGCGAGGGCGCCCGCCTTGATCTCTGCGGGGGTGAGTCCGGACTTCGCAAGCTCGAGCATCGCACCCGCGGCGTCCTGAGACGAGAACACGGTCTCGGCGCCCAGCTGCTTCGCGAGCTCGATGAGGTCGTCCATGTCCTCTTTCGGAGCACCCGTTGCCTGGGCGACCATGTTCATGGACTGCTCGAAGTTGCCTGCGAGCGTGAACGCCGCCGCCCCGGCCGCCAGGGCGGGGAGCGTCACCCCCATGGTGAGGGAGTTGCCGGCACCCGAGATCTTCCCGCCTGCCGAGGAGATCTTGTCCCCGGCCGCCTTGACCTTCTCCCCGCTCTCCTGGACCTCGGCCGCGTACTTGCCGGCCGACACCCGCGCCGTGTCCTGCGCCGCCTCGACCTTCGCGAGCTTGCCCTGGTATGACTCGAGCTTCGACTCGGTGACGATGATCTCGCGCTGGAGGTTGTTGTAGGCGTCGGTGTTGATGTCCGCGTCGCCCATCTTCGACTGTGCCTGCTTAAGCGCCTCGAGCCGCTCCCTCGTCGTGTCGATCTGCTTCGCGAGCAGCTGTTGCTTCTGTCGTATCAGCTCGGAGTTCCCCGGGCTGAAATCGAGGGCTCGCTCGACCTTCTTCAGCTCGGTGCCGATGGCTCGCGACTGCTTGTCGATACCCTTGAGCGCCGCCGTGAGGGCGGTGGTCTCGGCGCCGAACCTGATCGTCAGCCCTTTGTATACGTCTGCCACGTGTCTCGCCTCCTTAGCTGAACAGGCCGTCGATGTCGTCTTGGGTCGCTGCGCGGGTCGTGCTGGTGTCCTCTCCGACCCACATGTCCACGAAGTCGAGGAACTCGGGAAGGGTGAACGAGTCGAGCTCGGTAAACGAGAGCCCCATGCGCTTCGCCGTCACCAGCAGCCCGAGCTCCGGGGCGTCGTCGAACTTCGACGGCTTCTTGGAAGCGGCGTCCTTGCACGTCGTGACCTTCGAGCCCCGGAAGAACCCGCGCTCCGCCTCCTCGAGGATGGCCGACACCTGCTCGTAGCTGAACTCCTCGATCCCCAGCCTTGCTATCCAGGTGTTGTATCCGACGAACCGGCCGCCGTGCGCCGTCTTCACCATCGCCCAGGCGATCATGGCCACCGAGGTCCCGTCGATGTCCGCGGGGTCCGACAACCGCGCCACGGTGGCGTCGGCCAGATCGCTGATCATGTCGCGGTCCCTGAACTCGCACTTGTACCAGTAGAGGGTCGAGGGGGAGGCCACGAGCTCGAACTCGTGGCCTCCGATGACGACGACGTGCACGGGACTAGACCGCGGGGAAGTCGGGGAGGAGAACCGTGGTGAAGAACGCGTCGTAGACCAACTGGTTCGTCGCGCTCAGCTCGAGCGAGCCCTTGACCACGCTCTTGCCGTCGAGCTCGACGGGGATGGCGGTGATCGCGGCGGTCTGGGTCTTCACCTCGACGCCCTTGTCCGTGGTGCTGTACTCGTCCTTCGGGCGACCCATCTTGCAGTTGTACCAAACGAGATGGCGCTTGTGCTGGTCGCCCTCGATGTCGCACAACAGCGCGAACGGCTTCTGCACGGCGTCGGCGATCTCGACGAGCATCCCGTTGGTGTCGGACTCGGCACCCGCGAGGGCGGCGACCATCGCGTCGGGGAACAGCGCCATCTCCAGATCGCCGGTGTAGCCCTTGTTCGAGGTCGCGACGAAGTACGGGATGTTGTCGGCGGGGAAAGACGTGCTGTCGCCCTCGGGGGACAGGGAGAGCTTCACCGCGCCGGGGACCGCGACGGGAGGGCTGTAGGTCCCTGCCGCCTCGTCGAGGATGGCGTAGTGGAAGTTGGAGAGTCCGTACTGGACCTTGTTCTTGGTAACCACTGTGTATCACGCTCCTTTAAATCGTCTGGATTGAATAGATCGTCTGATAGAGCTCCTCCGACTCGATGAACATCTCACGCTTCTGAAACGTGAGCCCAGCCGTCTTCAACACCCCCTCCACCTGTTCCTCGTTCGCCTGGTCCTTCCGGTCGGAATACAACTCGACCTGCCAGTTGGCGACTGCGGCGTAATTCGTCCCGTCCGCGAACAGGTCGTCGGAGCTCGTGAATAGGTAGACAAGGTAGGGCGGGTGTGGAGGATCCGCCCAATGGTGGTAGGCGACCGGAAGCCCGCTGTCTGCAAGAACCGCGAGAAGATCCTCGGCCCTCATCACCGGCCACCCCGCATGACGATCTTGCCGAGGTCCTCCGTCAACTTCGCGTGGTACTCGTCGGCGACGGGTCCCACGTGCGGGATCGCCTCGACGCGTCCTCCTCCGGCCTTCGCATGCCCGAACTCGAGAAGGTGTGTGATCTGATAGTCGGTCTCGTTGCGGATGATCCGCCCCTCGCGCCCCTCGCGGTTGTAGGTC